CTGCGATTTCGCCAACGGCATAGCTGTCGGCTTGGCGGGTTTTGTCGGCAACCGCGATGCCCTCAAAGCCAGTGCCGCCAAGTTTTGCGGTCCCGGCAATAACGCCATCACGGCCAACGGCCAGACCGAACGCCACAGCGGCGGTCGTGATGCGGCGTGATGCCGTATCTTGAACGCCCGTGATTTCGGCCAACATGCCGGGATAACCCAGCGGCGTGCGGGTGGGATACGTCCCAATAGTGTCTTGAATAGGCATTACTTGGCCCCCTTCCATGCGTTGCTCATGCGGTTTTCATAGTCGGCGTATGCGTCACCAACCTTGGCGGTGGATGCGTCTGCCAGCGCAGTCTTTGCGGGATCTTCTGCATCGCCAAGCAGGTCAAAAGCCGCGTCGATATAGGCGTCGGCTTTGTCTTTGACCGCATCGCCACGCTTGGCGACAACAACGGCCCGCTTGATGTCGGCGTTTGATTTACCATCGGTCACGGCGTCGGGCTGGATAGCCTTTGCGCGCGCCACCAGATCGGCGCGGTCTTTGACAAGCGCGTCGATTGCAGCGGCATCCAGTGCCTTGGCTTTCAGGTCCGCGATTTCCGCGTCCTTCTTTGCCATTTCCTTTTCATTGGCGGCGGCTTCTTCCTCAGCCTTCTTTTCGGCGGCGTTCATTGCGGCTGCGGCGTCGGACAGTTGCTTGGTCAGTTTTTCAATGGCGGTTGCGCCTGCGTCGGTCGTTTCGACCTGCAAACCGTCCACCATGATCTTGCGCAGAGTGTCGGACATATTGCCCTCCTTTGTGTCTGCTACGGTGAGAGGGCTTGCGCCCCAGTGATCCGCGCTGTCGCCAATGCGGAGGTTCGACCCGCCACGCGCCTTGGGCACGATAGCAAGATGATTGATGCGGATCGGGCCGGTTTGGACCGCCTGATATTTGGTGCCGTCTGGGGCAACGCCGTCCTGCATTTCCACGGGCGTCGTGTAGCCCATGCTGATTTCCTTGGTTCCGTCCTCAATCGCTTTGATCGCGGCGGCGTCCATAACCTTAATCTGAACCCTGACATATTCGCCGTCGCGCGCGATGTCGGTGCCGATGTCGCCCGCTGCGTATTGCTTCCAGTTGTCAGCCGTGACCATTTTGGGCGGATGATTTACAGTAACCGGCTTGCCTGCGAATGTGGCGAGGCTATCCTTGGCAAATACGGCGCTTTCGGGGCGGTAGACGGTCACGGTTCCACCGACTAGGCCGAAGTCTGCCCCGGCATAGTCTTGGCATCCTGTGCGCGCGCACCGCACATCAGCGACCATATAGCCGTCATTGGTACGGCGGGTTCCTGAGATGGTTGCCGCGTCTGTGAATTGATTATTCATCATCGCGTCACGTGCTTGACAGCCCACATCACGGCTTGCTCGGCGTTGGTGATTGCAAGTGACAACTCCCGGCTTGCGCCAATCTCTTGACACTTGGCGATGAACGCCGCGCCGATGTCTTTCAGATCGACCATTTGCGCTTTTTCAGCATCGGATAGGATGCGATAAGTGTGGCGCACTGCATTGTTTGCTGTGCGGGCGTCGCTGGCGCTGTCAATATTTTCGCTCATTTCTCTTTGATCCCTTCCTGCCAATTCTCTTTGACTTCTTGGAATATCTCTGGCCCAAGAATGATCGGCCCCTGATATGGCTCGATTGTGGCGATGTCCGGCGCGTCTGGGTCATATGAAATTGTGATATGAGGCTGGTATTCTGGATGATCCCACGAAGCGCCCGCCTCTTTGATGCGCTCATGACGCCATTGCAGATCGTCGTTGGTGAACAGCAACACGCGCGCTTCGCCAAACTGTTCCATCAGCCTTGGGCCACCTGCGCCGATTTCAAGCTTTGGAGATGTCCAGCTTTCCCCGCAAGCCATCCAATCAACGGGGTCACGACTGAATGCGATTGTGACGTGCATGTCGGATGCGGGCAGCGTCGTTTTGAAACCCTGCGCCTTTGCCCATCGTATGATTTCGGCGGCGTTCAACACATCGCGCCGAACGTAAAGCGACCGTGGCGCGGCGTCTGTTACCGTTGCCGCGTCTTCATCCTCGCCACCCTCATTTCCTTGATAAGCCGCCACATACCCCTCAAGCCCCGGCATTGCCCCGCTTTCGGTCAGCATGTTCGCAGCGGCGTCGGCCAGCGCGTCTTGGTCGATAATACCGGTGTTAAACAGCGCTGCCACGGTATCAGCCTGCGTCTTGCCAATTTCAGCGCGTTCTTTGTCGCTGATCTGCCAGAGCGATGCCCAATTGTAGTAAACATCGTCGGGCCGCAACCCCAAAGCCGACCGGATCAAGCATTCATCGAGGATATGCATGGCCGGGCCTAGATCGAGTTCCTGCATGGCACGGATGCGGTCGTAGTAGTTGCGTGCGTCGCCCTCGCCTGTGGCGTTCAATCCGCCCGGTGACATGCCTAGAAGCCGCGTCAATGGAATGTCAGCCGCGCCTGCAACCAGCGTCATAAACCGATCCATCAGGTCCGGCAGGCCGCTGAATGAAGCGGTTTTCTGCCCGATGATTTCCTCGGCATCGTGCATGAATGTGCCGTTGATACCCTTGCCCGTTTCGGCCAGCGCCCAGCGTTTCAGCATCTGTGCCGAATAATTCACATCACCCAGCTTGCGCATGAAGTCGGGAATACCGACCGTATCAACCTTAGCTTCAAACACCAGAGATGCGACGTTGGCGCTTGTGGCATCCATGTTGCGGATTGCCTCGAACATCGCCAGCAAGACGCTATCGCCGAACCCGTAGGTGGTCGCCGCCATGCCGGGGTCCACCACATCAGCCCCGGTCAGGATCACAAGGCGCGATGCGTGAATGTCAACAGGCGCGCGGCCATCGGGGTTGAGCGTCCACATGGCGGGCTTGCCGAAAAACGGCGATGCGGGGTCATTCTCAATCGACGATGCGTAGAGGTGGCGCTTGTGCAGCACGGTTGCATATTTCAACCCGCCAAGGCCAATGCGCGCCGGGTCAAGCGGCTTGGCAAGGTCGGTGTCACCCGTGCCGATCAGGATTGCAGCACCGCCCATAAGCCGCGCCGATGTAAACGCCGCCTTCACCTTGAGCCGGATACCGTGGCGGTTTTCCTCGGCCTCGATTGCGCTGATTTCGGTGGTATCCGCCTGCCAGTTACGCCAGTTGCGGGTGGCATCAAGCGGCGGAATGTCCACGATCTTGCGCGGCAACCATCCGCCCCTATAGGCGTTCATCAGCGTGTAGTCGTCCACCATGGGCGCGGCATATGTGGTATGGCTAGCCTTGTCGCGCCCCGTGCCGAGGTTAGCCGTAATGTTGACCAGGCTATCCGATACGCCGATCAGGTTGCCATCAGCCTTGAGGCGAACGCGGGGTTTTGTCATGTCGCCTCCTAAAAGATGTTGTCCAGGCTATAGGATGAGCCGCCCATCAGGTCGGTTATCGCCCATACCAAAGCGTCTGCACGGTCTGGTGAACCTTCACCCACAAAGCCGCTTGCGCCGATCTGGCATAGCTGGTCTTCCAGTTCTTCAAGCCCCGGCGCGTGTGATGCCCGTCCTTGCTCGTATAGCGCCGCGATAGGCTCGGCCCTTGCGACCTTGCCCCGGCTTGCAGTTACTTCCTTGTAACTCACATCGGGGTCAGCCGTTCGGATAACCGCCTCGACCATTGCGCCGCCAAAGTTGCGTTCAGCAACAATCCGATCAGCGCCAAACTCGTGATAGGCGCGCACCGCCTGCCGTGCCCATCCATCAGGGGATAGCTTGCACGTCCGGTCAGCCATTGCGTAGAACCGCCCGTCGATACCTTTGCCCGCCACCACGATCCCGATACTGTCGCCACCATCCGTCGCGCCTGCGGTGCCGCTGGGGTCAACAGCCACAACGATACGCTGCATTTCCGGCAACGTGTCGCGGCGGTGATTGTCGAACATCTCGCGGGTCCAAAGCGCGCCAGGTAGGTCGTCCAACATCTCGGCTTGCAATTCCTGCCTGCCTAGCCGTGTCCCTTTGTATCGGGCGGTTAGGCGGTCAAGGAATGACTTGGGGAGGTTGGCGGCATTGTCGAACGTGCTGCCCCGGCTGATTACCGTCTCGGGGTCTTTGATGATCTCGCGCAGCACCGGAATGGGGCGCGGCGTGGTTGTCACGAACACACGCGGATCATCGCCCGCGCGCATAGTGAATTGCAGCATGTCCCAAGTCTCGCGGGCATAGCGGTATTTCGCTAATTCATCCACCCAAGCGGTATCAAATTCCGGCCCGCGCAACTGGTTCGGCTCGGTGCCGTTATAGCCAAGCGCGGTTGCGCCGTTAGGCCATGTGATGCGCACCGGCTTATATCGCACGGTCGGCATTTCATCGGGCGGGCTGATTTTCAGCAGCCGCGCGACCATCACTTCCTCAAGGTCTTTCTGTGTTTCGGCGACAAGGGCGATTGAACGCGCCCCGGCCTTCACACGTTCCCGCACCCATTGCGCGCCCGCCTCGGTCTTGCCAAAGCCCCGGCCTGCAAGGGCTAGCCATGTGCGCCAGTTACCATCGGGTGCAATCTGGTTCTTGCGCGCCCAGAAGCGCCAATCCCATTCGAGTTGCTTTAGATCAGCTTCCGTCAGTTCCGCTAGTATCGCCGTCCGGTCGGCTGCGGGCAGCAATGCCAGCGATTCGGCTGTTGATGCGTTCAAGGGGGCTTACCTCTTGCGTCTGGATCGGCCCGCCGTCTTTGCCGGTATGCTCCTGAATAACCTTGTCACGCCATTCATCAGGTGCTGCATTTTTCAGCGCAAAGATGCGGCTAGTAACGGTTGGGCCATCGGGCGCGGACAGTAGATCGGTTTCCAGTTTCAGGGTGCGAAGGGTCTCGCCCTCTTTTACAGCGCCTAGAAACTCGGGGTGCGCGGCACACCAATTGTCAAAGGTTGCCTTGCAAATGCCGATTGAACCGGCTGTCGCGGTTTTGGAAAAACCCGCCCTCATGCTTTCGCGGGCAAGGTCACAATACTGAGGGTCATACTTGGACGGCCTACCGCCCGGCCCCGTGGCCTCACGGTTGGTCATGTTGTCACCTGTCATTCTTCGGGCTTTGGTTGGCGTTGGCCGGTCGCGCGGGTTGCGCTGCGCACCTGATCCTGGGGGTCTTTAGCGGCAACCCTTGGGATGGACGTTGGGGGCATTGTATATGGGTTTGCGGATTATGCAAGGGGCCAATCGCGAGGGCGGTATCCGTCAACGTATGCCTGCATCAGCCGCGCGCATTGATCGGTGATCTGGCTTCGTCCGCCTTCCAACTCGCTGATGCGGGAATATGTTCCGTATCCCAGAAGGGCGGCAAGCTGAGATTGGTTAAGGCCCAGATTGCTCCGGGCCTGTTTGAACTCTGCGGGGGTCATTGTGATTTAAGCCAGTTCAAGCGCGCAAGGAAATTCGCGCGATTATACGCTGCGCAAACCATGTGCTTTGCCAGTTCGAAATGTCCATTTTCCTGCGCCAATTCGATTACTTGCTCGCGGATTGTCATTTTCGTTTTCCTTTGCTGTGGGTTTCCCCGTTTCCATGCAATCAATATGCGCTATCCGCACATACACTGCAAGCGCAAAACGCACGTCACGGAAACTATTCTTCCACCCTCTCCATTCCGCGCAGATCGGCGGCCACGCGCTTGCCCATCAGATCGAACTGAGCGACGGTTCCGGCAATGCTTTCCACAGTGACCACATGACCCTCAAACGGCCCTGATACAAACCGCGCCTCCTGCCCCACAAGCGGGCGCATTGCATCGCGCATATCGTCTGCCATCTGGCGCTTGGCGGCTTCCAGCTTCTCAGCCTCGACTGTCATTCCTTGCAGGTGGCGGATCATGGCATAGGGAAACGCGACCGGCGCGTCACCGACCTTGAACACATCGCGGCACCATCGCTCCGACTTGATCACATGCCACAGGGGCGCGCGCAGGCATTGCGCGAACAGGTATCCTGGCAATAGCGGCACCTCGCGCGGTAGTGGTTTCTTGGCGCGTGTGAGCCGTTCCTGCGACGGGTAGAACGCGTGCATGTTTGCGGCGCGAAAGAACGCGCGGCCTTCCTCGTGCGCTTTTGGCGTCGGCTTGGGGATGATGCAATGCCAGACGGGTTTGCACGCCGCGCCGAACGCTGGCTGCGGCGGTGTTGCGGTGATAATCTGGCCGATGGTGTAAGTCATACGGCGTCGCCAAACTCTCGAATACCGATGCGCAAAAGATTAACCCTCATTCTCCGGAATGCTGACTTAGCAATTTGCCTAGCCCTCTCACGGGAAACCCCAATTTCCGATCCTATATCATCAAGTGTCCGGCCTTCACTCGCCATAACGGCTGCGATTTCGCCAACGGCATAGCTGTCGGCTTGGCGGGTTTTGTCGGCAACCGCGATGCCCTCAAAGCCAGTGCCGCCAAGTTTTGCGGTCCCGGCAATAACGCCATCACGGCCAACGGC